TCCATTGAATTAGTTTCTGCGGCACGGAAAGATCCAGCAGCATTTGACGAGGAGCTTGCAAAAAAGGCAAACCTTGAAAATTTGGATCAATTAAAGGACAATATCAATAAACAAGTTGATCAATATATTGGCGAGATGAGATTTAATGTGTTACAATCAATTACAATTGATAAGTTGATTGAACTAAACGAAATTAATGTGCCAGAGTGGATGACAACGAATACAGTTAGAGACACGCTTGCGATGCAAAAGAAGGATATTGCAACAATTTCTGCGGAAGAAAAGGAATCTTTAATTAAAGAAACGGTTAAAAATATAAAAGCGGCGTTTATAGTTGCTAAAATTAAAGAGTTAGAAGTTGATACGGTTTTATCAGAAAATGAAATGCTTAAAATTCTGGAAGCAAACATGAGTAAACTTCCAGAAAATATTCAAAAGGAATTGACGCAAGGGAAAAACATGGCATTATATTCAAAAATAATGAATGATATTCAGAATGAGTATGTAATTAAATGGGTAATTGAACATGCGCAAATTAGTGCAAAGAAACAAGAAGAAACAGTTGTAAAGGAGTAATCAATATGGCAAGAATTAAAAAAAGTTTTGATACGAATGGCTTTCCAGAGAAGTATTATAAGCAACTTATGGGAAGCGCAATTATGGAGGATTTTGATGGGCTGGATGAGGAAGCTTTAAAGAAAGCCATTGTTGAATCAGAGACTTCGATAGAAGAGGTTGAGCAGGAAAGAGATAAGGACGAGAAACTTAAATCGGTAAAAGATGACATGAAGCTTTTATCAAAGGCATATTCGGATACAAAAAAGTTTCAAAATGCCAAGATTAAATACGCATTATTCTGTCTTGAGAAGAAGGGGAAACTTTAAAATTTGTTAAAGTCAAATACAAAAACTTGCGGTGGTAAATTGATTATTAGTGTCTTTTTACCAAAAGCAATAAATAAAAATAATTTGTATTTGATGAAAAATCTTGGGTTTTCCTGGTCAGAGCGCTTATTGAAAAACGGATTACTTTCACTTGATGATAAAACTATAATGATTTCTGGATCATTATCAAATCGAATAATTTCCATTTATTGTATTGGTTCATTAAGTGAAAGTGATTGCAAAAGCTACGTGGATAAGAAGTTGGAAGAAATTAATAAAATGTTGCAATAAATCAAACTCGCATTTTTATAAATGTGATTTGATCGCAACAAAGGACAAACATGCAAAATTATATTTCATTACATAATAGTACTATTTTTTCGATAATGAATTCAATCATTAAGCCGGCTGATTTATTTAAACGAGCTGCCGAATTGGAAATGAGCGCGGTTGGAGTTGTTGATAATTTTTCATTGGCGGCAATATCTGATTCTTATAAAGTGGCGAAAACATCAAAAGTAAAAATGATTGTTGGCTGCCAATTAAATTTTGTGGATGCTTTGATTCCATTTTATGAATTTAATTCCGGAAAAGTTAAAGAAAAGCCGACTGAAAAGATAAAAAATATTGTTTTGATTGCAAAAACCCAGCTTGGGTATAGGAATCTTCTTCTTTTAAACAAAGCCGGATTTGATTGTCGATTAGGGAGGTTGCCGCTTATTGATTGGCGGCTTTTGGAAAAATATAAAAATGATCTTATTTGTTTAACCGGGGATGCTTGCGGAATTCTCGGAATGAATATAAGTAATGGAAATTCTGAGAAAGCAAAAGAAGATGCCATTAAATTAAAAAATATATTTGGCGATGATTTGGCATTGGAACTGATTCCGAATAATCTTAAATATAATGGATGTGATCAATTTGCGGTTAATAGATATTTATTTAAATTATCAACCGAGTTGGAAATTAAAGCGATTGCAGCGAGCAATGCGAAATACCTTTATAAGGAGCAGCATAAGGTTCATGATTTGGTAATGGCAATTAAGCATGGGCGAAGCCTTGGGGATAAAAGCCGTCCAAGATTTGAGTTTGAGCAATTATATTTGCATAGCGCGGAAGATATTATAAAGTTTTTCACAAGAAATTTTGGGGTGGATTTTGCGAATTCATTATGTGAAAATACCATTTATTTCGCGGATAAATGCGAAAAACCAAATTGGGTTAAACCAGATTTTATAACCGGGGACAAATCGCAACTACCAACTTTCCCAGTAAAAGATGATGAGGATTATTTAATTTTTAAAAGCTGGCTTGAAAATCAATCTGATAAAATTAAAAAGATTGATGAAGATAAACAGTTTATGAGATTTAAATGCCAGAAGGACTATGATAAATTAATCCCCACAGGTAAGGAGAAAATTTATAAAGATAGAATGGATAGGGAATTAGAAGTTTTTGAGGCGCTGGGCTTCTCCTCTTATATGTTGATTACCCATGACTTTATAAATTGGGCGAGGAAACAAAAAATTCCTGTTGGTCCTGGGCGGGGATGTTTAGTTGGAGAAACTTTGGTTTTAACTGAAAATGGTTTTAAACAATTAAAAGATATAAATGTCGGAGATAAAGTTTATACACATACAGGACAATTACAAAACGTTTTGAATAAATTTGAATTTGATGTTGCCAATAATGAGGATTTGTTGGAGATAAAAACAGAGCTTTCATTTGGGAGAACGTCTTTAACAAAAGAGCATTTAGTATATGGTTGCAAAAAAACATTAAAAAGTATAGATGAAATAAATAATTGTGAAAATCAAAAAATTTGGGAGGGCACTTCTAAAAAAATAAAATTTGTTGATCCTGAATGGATCAAGGCTGAAGATTTAAATATTGGCGATTATGTTTATACAAAATTTCCTAAAATTAATGAAACGCCGAAATATGAGCAAATTTTTGATTTGGCAGATTTTGCAAAACCTAAAAATATTTGTAATGATAAAATAAGAATAGAAAATAAAATTATTAATAATTTATCTGTTAGAGAAGTGTCAAGACAAACAAAAGTGCCATTTGAAGCTGTAAGGCGAGCTAAAAATAAGATTTTAAAAAATGAAACTCAATTAAATTTAGTAAAAAATTATCTTGATGAAAATAATATATCATTAAATGATTGGATTGCCTTACCTAAATTTTCTTATTATTATATAGATAGGTATATACCAATTACTGATGATTTTTTATATATATTAGGTCTATGGGTTGGTGATGGTTGTTTAAGAAGTCTTAATTCCGGTTTAAATTATGCTTTTCATATTAATGAAAAAGAAATTATTGAAAAAACTCTATTATTTTATACAAATTTAGGACTTAATATACATGGTAGAACATCTGACAGTAATTGTTGGTCTTGTGATATAGGCACTTATTTGTTTGGCGAATTATTTAAATTATTATTTCCATTTTATAAAAGGTCATCTTATACAAAACATTTGCCATTATTTTTTAGGAAACTAAATAATAATCAACTTATATGTTTAATCAAAGGCGTTGAAGATAGTGATGGGTATATTAATGGCACATGTGAAAGTATTAAAACTACTAGCTTACAATTAGCTGAAGAATTAAAAGAATGTTTTGATAAATTAAATATTCCTTGTGGAGTATTAATTGATAAAGCAAATGATACACACGGAAGAAATAATGCGACTTCTTATTTGATAAGATTTTCTGGAATAAATACTCCTTTAAAAAACAATTATATTTATAATAACGGATATTATAGCAAGATAATTGGTATTGAAAATTGTATAAATAATAAAGTTTATGATATTACTGTGGAAAATGATGCGTCATATTTAACTTCTTCTGGAATTATGCATAATAGTGTTGGTGGTAGTATTGTTGGATATTCCCTCGGTATCCATATGGCTGATTCGATAAAATATGGTTTAATTTTTGAGCGATTTCTTAATATGGATAAACGAGAATTTCCTGACATAGATAATGATTTCGACTCTGAAGGGCGGGAGAAAGTTCTTTCATATGTAACGGAAAAATATGGTAAGGATTATGTTGCGCATGTAAGCAATTTCATGACATTCACGCCAAAAGTTGCAATTACAGATGTCATTACGAGTCTTGAAATTGGAGGAAGCCGGCAGGATGCTTTTAAAATTGCAAAAAACATAACTGAAACAATAGATGCTGGCGCTAAAACAATGAAAGATGCGCTTGCAAGCTCCAAATTATTCGCTGAGTTTTGCAAGGAGCACCCAGAAATTTTAGAATACGCAGAGCCTTTGCTTGGTGTCATTAGAAGCTACGCTACTCACGCAGCCGGAGTTGTAATTGGGAAATATCCTTTACCAGGGCTTGTTCCTTTGAGGCTTGATGATAACGGTGTGGTAGCGTTGGAATGGGAGAAAACAAGGGCGGAAGAAAATGGTTTGGTTAAAATTGACTTTCTTGGCTTGGAAACTTTGAATGTTATTAAAAATACTAACGCTATTATTAATTCCTTAAATGAACCAGAACCAGAAAACCCTCCAAATTTTGATAAGAAATATCCAGAAGTTTATGATTTAATCACGAATGGCAAAACGTTTGGAGTTTTTCAATTGGGAGCTTCTGGCGGAACAATTGGTTTATGCAATATGACCCAACCAAAGAATATTGAGGATATTGCTATTATTAATGCGCTAGCGCGCCCAGGCGTGCCTAGCGATATTAAAAAGTCATTTATAGATAGAAAGCTTGGAAATGAAAAAATAGTTATTCCTCATCCTAATTTGAAACACGCAGTAGAAGCAACATTGGGATATTGCGTTTTTGAGGAATCGTTCATGTTTCTTGCGCATGATTTCTGCGGCTGGGATCTTCAAAAATCCGATAAAATGCGCAAAATTTCAAAATTAAAAGCGAAGGGCAAACAGATATTAGAGGAACTGCAGGAGGACTTTATTAAATCATCATGTGATTATTCAAAAGTTAAACCTGAATTTGCGAAAAAGATATGGGATGAATGGATAATTCCGCTTTCTGGATATGCATTTAATAAATCACATTCCATACTTTATTCAATGACATCATTGCATACGGCATATTTGAAGGCATACTATCATAATGAATTTATGACTGCGAACTTAATATCAGAAACACATAGTAATTCGCCGGCTTCAAAGGAGAATATATTAAAAATTAGGCATGAATTACGGAAAGCTGGGGTTAATATATTGCCGCCAAAAATTAATGATTCGTTTACAAATTATCGGTTAATCGATAAAAATACATTGATTACCGGTATGGCGGCATTACATGGAGTTAAAGCTCCAGCCGCCGAAAATATTATGGCGAATAGACCATTTGCAAGCTTTGAGGACCTTCTTTTAAGGACGGATGCATCAAAGGCAAGGGCGCCAACAATACAAGCAATGGCAGCCTGTGGGGCTCTGGATTGCTTTGGGCTAAGTAGGAAGGCGATGTATACCTATTGTAGTGATTTGCGAAAAAAGAGCAAAACTTGGCATGAAAGAAATCCTGATAAGAAATTTGAATATTCATTACCGACTGAGGAATGGACAATTGGTGAGATTAGGGCTTTTGAAACGCATTTTATTGGGGAAGCGCTTTCTGGCAATAAAACAGATTCATTTCCGGATTTATTTTCTGGACACAGGGCGGTTTCATTAATTTCAAAAGTAATAACACTTCCAGAAAAAAACAATGTTGTTATTGAAGGTGAAGTTATAGATATGTTTACATTTAAGGTTAAAAAGCCTGATAGTAAGATATACGGGCAGGAATGTTGCAAGATGTTAGTTGAAGACATTAATAATGACCAAGTAAATGTTGTGTTTTTTCCTGACCAATATAAACGATTGAAATATTTGTTTGAGGAGACACTTAGCGAAAAATTTGAAAAAGGTTTTGGAATTAGAGTTTCTGGAAACACATCTAAATTTGGAAATGATACATCTATTATAGCTTCGGATGTTTACGGGTTATTTGAACCAATTGGACTTCCAGCGGATCTCACCCAAAAAAAGATAAAGCTATTAACTGTTAAAAACAAAAAAATCAAAGAAGTAACAAAAGAAGATGTTGAAGACGAATTAATGATAATAATTAATGAAAATTGAAAACTGTAAGATATATATAATTTAAGGAGAATTAACATGAAATGTTTAAGTTGCGGGATCGAAATCCCACCCCAATGGGTCAATGCTTTAAAAAATAATAGTTGCCCCGCGTGTGGAAAAGAAATTATGAGCAAGGATATTCAGGAACTAATTAATGGTTTATCTGAAGCTCTTGAAAAAATGCCAAATAATCCACAAGGAATTGCTTGTTGGATTACATCAAATTATAAATTAGAAAAAATTGCTGATTATGAGCCAACACAATTTACTACAGCTAAAAAGCCCGGTAATATAAATAGAAACGCGACAAATTCCGAGCAAAAAACCGCTGTTGAAAAGTTTTTTGAACGGGCGCAAGTAAATCTCGCTGAAATTCCAAGCAGAAAAGCGAAGGTTCCACCGCAGGTTAAAACCATGGATGATATTGAGGGTGATGACCAGGACGTTGTTGAAGCTGATGGAAACGAACCACTTGATGAAATTGATAGGATGATTTTAAATGGTAATGGTGGCGGCTCAATGTCTGATGATGAAAAAGATGCAATTGCTTCGGTTATTCAAAATGCAAAATTTGGGTCGATGGAAAATAATTCTTATTTGAATGAGTCAATGGAAAAACAAAAGCAACGACAGGAAAATATTGCTAACGGAATCGGGGCAACAAGTAGAAGTGGAAAGCCAGCTGGTTTTAGAAGGGCTGATTAATTGTGGTGTGTCCTCATTTTGGAAAAGAAAAATGTGATGAGCATTGTATTGCTTATGTTTCGGCGCATGAAGCAGGTGATACTTTTGCAGAAATGGAGGGTGAATATTCTTCCGAAATGGCACTTGATTTTATTATATTTTGTGATACAAATGATGAATTGGTAAAACTTAGCGCTAAAACTTGGGCAAATATTAGAAAGAGGATTGTTGATTTACAAAGAACAGCTTATGTATCTGGATTTTTTCACGGCTGGGAACGTTTGGATTATGAGCAAGCGACTCTTGATTGGTTAGATGGTTCAGAAGAATAAAGGAACTAATGTTTAGAGTTATTTCAAATAAGAAAGTAGAGATGACTGAGGATGAGTTTGCTGAATACAATAAAATTTGCAGGTCATATGACCGCGCATTTTTTAAAGGCGAGGAACTATTTAAAGATTTATTTGAAACAAATGATGACGGGATTATAATTTATATTAAAAGTTTGGGGAATCGACAATTTTCATTTGAGATAGTATTCTATCTCATGAATTTGATGCAGAACCAATGGCTAAGAATAATGGCTAACAAAGTTAATGCGGCTGTTGATAAATTAAATTTAAAAATGGCTGAAATGGATGCTAAGATAAAAATGTTTGACAAGAGATAACCATACAGAACCGATTACTCATATGGAAAATACAACAAATAATTTTATGCGCGTTATTGAAACTGCGGGATTAACATCTTTGGACAGTGATAAATTATCTCTTGATTTACAAGAACTTTCTGAAATTTCAGATTCCTTACCAAAGGATAATGTTTTTTCGATTGAAAACTGCTTAAATTTGGAGAGAAGCTGTATTCGCGGTTTAAATATTTGTGATTATTGGACCCCGGTTATTCACATTGTTCTTTCGGAGCAGGAATCCGAAAGGGATATGCAAAAAAATAAAATTTATATTAACCCGAAACAAACGGATCAAGCAAAATTAACTGCCGAAATGAGAAAGGCGTATTCAGAAAGCGATCCGGATTATAATAAAATTAAAGTGATCGTTGAAAGGGTTAAAGGATTAAAATTCTTTTTTGAGAAGAAAAGGGAAACGTTTAAATCTGCAATTTTCGTATTCAAAGATCAGTTAGCGTCTTATAAATTGAGTGACAAGGGAAATTCTGGGGAATCTCTTTCATATGAAAACGGGCAACAGCAAGAGAAAAAATTTGGCAAAATAAGCTGGTAAAAAGGAAATTATTATGAATAGCAATTTGGACAGAGTAAAACCTTGGTATATAGTAGAAATAAAATATAAAACTAAATATAAAAGATATTTAGCCAATTCATTTGACGGAGCAGCATCGTTCGTACATTTTAAATGCGTAGAAATTAGTGATGATTTAGTTATTGATAGTTTGGAAATGGCATTAAAATTATTTGTGGACAATCAACAATTAGAAAAATTTTATCCATGGTCTTCGATTGTGGATGTAGATCTTAAGAGGTTCTTAAAAAATCAATTATAAATTCCAACAAAAACAAACCAACAAAAATCAAGGAGATTAATATGGTAAAATATGGAAAAGTACAATGGGGCGAGACTAATTATTCAGAAAACAAATCAAAATTTGATAAGGAGAAATTTCTTCTTTTAGAAAATGGAATAACAACAATCCGAATTTTAATGGAGCAACCTTTAACTTATATGAGTCATAAGATTAAGTTTGCAAATGACACTAATCCTTATGGGCGAAACGTTCGCTGCGCAATTGATAATTGCCCAGTGTGTGAGAAATATAAGGAAAAAGAAGCTCAAGCAAAATCAAAATATATCGTGGGGGTATATGTTGTAAAAACTGGTGAATTTAAGTGGTTGGATTTTGGTGGGCAAATATTTAATGCGATTGGGGCAATTAAACAAATTCCTAATTTTGAAAACGTAATGGAATATGATATTAATATTATCAAAAATCCAAAAGGTGGCAAAAGCGGATTTTATCAAGTTGTTCCGGGAGCGCCTTCGCCATTAACGGCTGTGCAAATTGAAATGGCAGATAATATTGATGTTGATTATCTTAATGGTTATGTAGAGCCTCTTTCAGTAGAAGAAGTAAATAATACTATGGAAAGAATCCAAAAATGGATTGATAAGAAAATGGCAGAAAATGCGGCTTTACAACAACCGCCACCAGCAGTTGTTGCTGCTAAAAAAGCAAAAGCAAAGGAAGCTGCTGTTATAGAGGCGGCGCCCGCAACGGAAGAAGAAGATGAGGACCCAGTAGACGAGCCACCACCAATTAAAATTGATGATAAGGCTTTTGCGTTCAGAGTAATAAAGAAGTAATAACTTAGATATATATTCTTAGAGAACCTCGATTTCAGGGAGCATAATTAAATGTTCCCTGAAATTATTTTAAGGAATATATGCAACAACTATTAGTAGGATTAGACATTTCAACAACAACTATTGGATTTTCAGCAGTAGTTATTGAAAATGATAAAATAATAAATATTGATTATTCATATTTTAAACCAAATAAAAAACTTGGGCAAATAAAAATGCTTATAGACGCGAAGAATCATATCATTTCAATGATTGATAAATCCGCAAAAAAATATGATTTGGAGCCAATAATTTGCGTTGAGGATATTTTGGTTTTTGCAAGCAAAACCACAACGAGAACACTAACAGTTTTATCCGCAGTAAATCGGGTTATATGTGTTGCCGTTTTAGAAAAATATAATAATTTAAATTTATTGCCAGTAGCAACAATAAGGGCGTCTATAAGGAAACTTGCTCTTGAAAAAGAAAGAATACCAAAGGAAGATATTCCCGCAGCAATTGAAAAAATTATGCAAAAACATATAAAAAATTGGAAATTTGATTGGGAATTGAATAAAAACGGCAAGATTAAACCGGAAAATATGGATAAAAGTGATGGGATTGCGGTTGCATTCGCCGTTGCTTATAAAAAGAAATTAATAGTTGAAGGGAAATAATATGACGAGAGACGAGGCATTTCAAACGCTTTCATTAAATGAATCTTCAACGGAAGATGAAATTAAAAAAGCATTTAGGAAACAAGCCGCAGAAAACCATCCAGATAAACATGAAGACAAAATTGCGGCGGAAGCAAAATTTAAAAAAATTAATCAGGCTTACCAAATATTAACCGGAAAGGAAAAGTCTGAAGACCAAATGATGAATAACAATTTTGCATATGATTATGAAACGAATATGCAAGAAATTTTAAATAATTTTATGGGCGGCGGAAGAAGCCCATTCAATATACATTTCCAGCAACAGCATCAAAATAATTCAATTCATATGGATGATGTTTATGTTAATTTAAATTTGACATTTGAGGAGTCAGTTTTGGGCTGCGAAAAAAAACATATTGCATATAAAATACAAGTTTTTTGCGAAACATGCGCGGCAAGTGGGCTTGATCCAAATACAAAAGGAAACTGTCAAACATGTAAAGGAACAGGTTTTCTTAGAAAGCAAATAGGTGGTGCCGCATTTATTAGAATAGAACAGGTGGTTTGTTTGGCTTGTCAAGGTAAAGGTTCAACTGGCGAAAAATGTAAGGCTTGTAATGGGGAGAAATTCTCCACTGAGGAAGTTTCTATAAATTTAAAGGTTCCAGCCGTTGGTGAAAGGCAAGCTAAACTTTTAGTCAAAAGCAAGGGCAATAAGTTTAAAACATTAACAACAGATGCTTATGTTATAATAACACCGACTTTAGAAGGAGGCGGTATTTATAAAAATTATTATATAGAAGGAAATAAAGTTCGCTCGTCTATAAATGTTACCCTTGATAAATTACTGTTTGGCGGAAAAGCAATGATAAAAACAGTTTGTGGCGAAGAGAAAGAAATTGATATTCCTGCCCAAACAAAAGTTAATGATGAAATTATAATAAAAAATTATGGAGTTAAAACAGCAACAGTCGGGAATCACATAATTACTGTTGAAGCAAAATATCCGGAAAAAGAAAAACTTACAAATGAATTAAAGGATTTATTAGAAGCCGCATATAAATAACAACAAGGCAAAATCAATCAAACAAAAGGAAGGAACGATGGCTAAACATAAAAAAAGCGAAGAAACCGAAGAAGCGCCACAAAGCAATTCGGAAAAATTAAATAGTGCTTTACAAATATTTGATGAAATGGATAAGTCATATGCTGGGTTCAAATCAAAAAGAACAGTTATTGAATGCATCGATTCTGGCTCACCATTAGTTAATGAAGCAATTACCGTTAATGGAATTCCTCGCGGAAGAATTGTTCAAATATATGGTCCACAAGGATCTGGCAAGTCCTTCATGGCGCAAATTTGGGCGCGTGAAGTTGTTAAAAATGATCCAAATGCTTTTTGCGCCTGGTTTGATGCCGAACATTCATTTAATTATGAATGGGCAAAAAAGCTTGGAATTTGGGACGAGGATCCAAAGAAGTCGCGAATTAAAGTTTTTAAGGGCGCAAAAGGTGTTGATATAATTGAAAGGATTGTTGGCAAAATTAAAAAGGACGGATTTGGCGCGGCGAAAAAAGTTCAAAATGGAATTTTGGATTTCGTTAAAGAAGGAAAACTAAATTGCCCATTAATTGTTATTGATTCGTTAGGAGCTATTATTTCACCAAGAGAGGAAGATGCGCCAGTTGGGGGATTTACTGTTGGTGCCTTAGCCGGGTTTCTTACCGCTGAGTTGAAGCGGTTATCTGGCATTTTAGAAGACGCTAATGTGTGTCTGGTTTGTATTAATCAAGTTAGGCAGTCCCTGGACGCTGGCAAATATGGGGAATCATTTCACTTTCCAGGCGGTGAATCATTGAAGCATCAAATGAGTTTGAATATATATGTTGAGAAATCCAATAAAATGGAAGATTTAATTTTAGAAGAAACGAAAAATCGTAATACATTAATTGGTCAAAAAGTTAAAGTTGTCATTAAAAAGAATCGGTTTGGTCCAGTTCCAAGAAGCTGCGAAACAACTCTCCTCTTTAAAGAAGGCGCCGGCTATGACCAAATAGGAATTATAAATGTGGAGAATGAAATTATTGAATTGGCAATTGCAAGGGGATTGATCCTTCAAGGAGGAGCGTGGTATACAATTGGGGCGGAAAAAATTCATAGCGAGAAAAAAGTTCAGGAATATTTAAAAAGTAATCCATTAGTTATGAAAGACCTTGTTTCAAAAATAAAAGAAACAAAATCAATTAATAATGAAGTTGATGAAATTTTTGATGATACTGAAAATATATTGGAAACAAATAACCCGGAAGAAAAGGAAGAGGAATAATGGCTACTATAACTTGCACAACGCGTGGGTGTATGAAAACAACAAGTGATTCCTTACTTGATGAGAAATCAAATGAAATTATATGTTCAGAATGTGGAAACCCAATAGATGGAATTACTGATTTCACCAAACGTTCAATGAAAGGAATGGGTCATGTTTCAAAATCAGAATCTAAAGCTTCCTTTTCAATTGCTTGCCCAAAATGCCAAAAGAAAGGACAGCCAATAATGAAAAATAATGTCGTTACTTGCGCGTTTTGTAATAAGGAGATTGTTTTATCCGCACCATTCCTTGCGGCTTTCAAGGACTATATAAAGAATAATAGCAAAAAATGATTGATAAAAAAACAAAACAAATTTATCTTCAAGAATTTGTTTCATTATCAGCTTCTTGGCTTCATCACAAAGAAGCTGAATCAGAATATAATTATTTACTTAGTAGACTCCCAAATAAAAAAGATATTGAATTATTTAATTTTGGATACTTCCCAAAAAGTTATCCATTAATACTTGAATTCCTTGATCAATTTAGCGAAAAAATTAATGCTGATCCAGTAAATGCTTTAAAGGAATGCAATATAATTTATGTTACTGAAAAATATAATAAAATTGTATCATTTTTTAGGCATCATCATTTACTAATTCCATTTTACGATGTTTATAACTTACCAGTATCAATTGTTGGTAGAACATTGTTAAATGATAATGAGATGAAATTAAATAAAATTTCAAAATATAAGCACCTTCCGTTTGAAAAACGAAGACATTTATATGGCTTAAATCTCTCATATAAAAATATAATAAAAAGGGATTATGCAATTGTTGTTGAGGGGCAATTTGATTTCATTTCAGGATTATTAAGCGGAATTGATAACATAATAGCTTTAGGCGGCGCCAAATTTACATTTGAGCATATTATTTTGTTAAAAAGATTTACAAATAACTTTTATGTCTTATTGGATAATGACGAAGCCGGTGAAAGTGGTATCGATAAAATTCAAAAATCTCAGCAAAAATATAGTATCAGAGTTAATGCATTAAAACTTCCAGATGGTTATAAAGATTTGGATGATTATTTGAAAATTAATAAAATGAAAGATATTCGGGAGTTTATAGTGAAACCTTCTTTGTAAAGTAATAATTTAACATTTCTACTACTAATAATAATTTTTAAAACGTTCGGTATATAAAGATATGTTGCGAAAGCGAAATATTAGTGAAACAATAGGAGAAAAGTGGCAGATAGAAATTCAAATCATTCGACTGGCTACCAAGTATTCATTATGGAAATTGCAGTAAACCCATTTGTGTTAAATGACTTATCTTCAGCACAAGGAATGACGTATCGAATGCGCCCGGAGAAATATGATGAAATGTTTTTAGATTTAAAAGCAAGATTAATCGCGAGAATGTGGGAACTTGTTGAATTACATTTAACGAAAAGACAAAAACAAGTTCTTAAACTTTCAATGGAAGGTTTTACCCAAAATGAGATTGCAAAGAGATTAGGCATTAATCAGACAAGTGTCCATAAAGTGCTCCGGGGTAATATTGATTATAAATATAAAAAAGAGGGCAAAGATGGTAAAGAAAGCGGTTGTTGTCGTAGATATGGCGGTGCTTTTAAAAAAATTACAAAAGTTTGCGATGCTGATGCTGAAATTAGAAATATTTTAAGAGAAATTAGAGAAATACAGGAATGTCTGGAATTCTAAAAAAAGAAGCTGACAATATTTGTTCAATTTATTTATTAACAAATACAGTTAATGGAAAAGTTTATATTGGGCAAACTTGGTTATCATTATCCAAACGTAGTGGGAAAAATGGTTCCAACTATAATAATAGTATATATTTATATAACGCGATAAAAAAATATGGCATGGATAAGTTTGAATATCAAATTTTAGTCCAATGTCTTGATCAGGAGGCTGCTGATTATTTAGAAGACTATTTTATGGAAAAATATAATAGCAGAAATGTTCATGTTGGTTATAATATAAAAAAAGGCGGTAGCGCTGGTAAGCATTCAGAAGAAACAAAAGCTAAAATTTCTGAAACTTTAAAAAATAAAGAATGGTCTCCAGAGGCTCTTTTTAATAGGGCAGAGGCTGGTCGGCAATGGAAAGGCAAAAAACGCGAACCACAAAGTGAAGAAGTAATTCAACATCATGTTGAAGCTATGAAGAAATGGCACGCCGAACACGAACATCCAATGTTGGGAAAGCATATGTCTGAAGAGGCAAAAATTAAAATAAGTGCAGCTAATAAAGGCAAAAAATTATCCGATGAACATAAAGAGAAATTGCTCGAAGCTCACAAAATGGATATTGATAAAGAACAAGCAATTATTAATTTGTATCAAAACGGAGAAACTATCGAAAATATAGAAACGCAACTTAATACAAAAAGAAGCAGCATATATAGAGTATTATTTCGGAACAATATTCCGGCAAAAAGAGACCATAAAATTTGGTTAGGCAAAAAACATTCAGAAGAAACAAAACAAAAGATGTCTGATGCTAGAAAACAATATTGGAAAATTAAAAGTGGGCAAAGAAAGATTGAGTAATTAATTTTAAACAAATATAGTAATCAAACGGTATAATTTTGTATAATTGGAGGAATGATGGAAAAATATGCAATTGATATAAATAAGTTAGACAAAGAAATTAACGCCCCCAAGCGCATTAAATTAGCGGACGTTAATGCTCGCATTGAAAAGGTTGGTTTTGGAATGGTCCGGTTTATTGATGATAAAAATAAATTAAATTTATGGCAAATTGTTGATGGGGAATATATTGTGGCAATGTATGAGGACCAAGCGGATTACAAAACAGCTAATGATTGGTCAATTGAAAGTGATAAATTAAATAAAAATGCAACGATTTTCTATAAAAATTCCCCTATAAAAAGCATAGCTTTTTCGGAATTTGGAATTCCAGAAGCCGAAATAAATACATTTAAAGAAGTCCTTCCAGAAAGATTAGCTAATAATAAAGAATTAGTTAATAAGATGATGAATGATATAGACGCTGGATACAAGGTGGCATTGTTTAACAAATATCCAGAATTAAATAAGTAATAACGGAGCATTATGATAACAAATCCTAGGGATCTGGCGGGCGCCGCAAAACAATTAAGTGATAGTTTAAAACAAGGTGAAAAATTTCCTTTACCACTATTAGCTGTTAGGGCGAAAAAGGCGGCGTTGGAGAATCCAAATGATCAGCCAATAAGGCTTTTAGCAAATGTATTTGCAAAAATGTCTGAAAACGGCAAAATATTTATAACTCGTGGGGAGTTTAATAATATTTGTGAAAAATTTGCATCTTCTGGTAACACCTCCCTTAGTAATTATTTCACAAATGAACTTGATGTAACAGAAGAGAAACCACAAAGAAAATTAGCCGGTGAAGCCGCAAAAGAAATGGATGATTTATATTTTGGTGCAGATCAACCATTAGCAAATGCGTTAGCTGAATTGTGGGATGAATCTGGAAGAATTAAAAAAGTTGGGGAATATAAGTTATTTGATCCGAAAGTTGCGAATCAAGCAATGAGAATTGCAAGTATGGAGCTTGGAAGAATTGGTGTTAGTCCAAAAATTATGGATGTATTTGCTGGAACGGAAAAATTTATTGTTTGCGATGCGTCTTATGAAACACCTAAAGGTGAGGCTCATTTATTAGTCCCCGTTGAAATTTCAAAATCTGGGGCATTAATTCCAACATTTTTCGTAACGAAACATGGTTTTGGAAATTTAGATAAAAATTCAATTAATGAACATATCATTTCTTCAGCCGGGAAAAACCTCGCTATAAATTCTGATGCGTTATTGAACGCATTATCTGTTGCAAAAGAAGCTTCAATGATGACTGATTTCCAAATTAAAGTTTTGGCAATGCAGGATCGTTTGAGCCATAATCAAATGTTAAAAACTGCAGCTTCAGCTGATAAAAATTTAGCACCAGTTTTTGCAAGTAATCAAATTTTAATGCAAGAAGTTGATTCAAATAAAGTTGAAAACGTAATGCTTGAAATGCCAAGAGCTGCTGAATATGAAAAATTTGCAAATGTATTAACCTCGTCAAAAGGTGTTGCTGAATTTATTTTTGGCAAATCAACGGTTGAATCTGGTAAAATTTCAATTGCTTCAAAAATGGCGTCATTTGGGTATAACCCACAAATATCAGTTCTTTCTTGCGACAAAGATGATGACACGATTACTTATGCAGTTAAAATTGATGCAATGAGCGGACCAATTGGCTTCCAAGTTATGGCGGAAGTTGTTAATCATAAAGTTGTTATTCCATCAATTGTTGCTGTTTGTGATAAGGCTTATGATTTTAGTAAAGAAGGTATAAACAGCGCCATAAAATCAAACAATATAACGGATTACGGAACACTTGCTGCGGTTTCTCCAATGTATGAATTGAAATCAACGGAGATTTTGGAGAATATTAGAAAAGCAGCAGACCAGGGCGATTATGAAACGGCAGAGGAAGCTTTAACTGTATTGGCTGAAAAAGCTGACGCTGAAACTTATAATAAGGGATTAGCTGAATATATACGAAGCGTAAATGCAGATTCAAATCCTCAATTAAAGAAACAGGCGGCAGTAAAGAGTGGTTGTAAGATGATAGTAAAATCATCCTCACATTCGTGCGCAATTTGCGGACACTTAAATCTTCCTCTTGATAAAATTTATCAGAATGCTCATGGGGAGTGTGTTCCTCTGTATCGAAAAAATATGAGTGAGACATATGAAGGAGCTTTCTTTAATACTTCAAAAATTTTCGGATAATGGGTAAAATTATGACAAATAAAATAGAAGAAAATCCCGAGCAACTTCCGGATGAATTGAGTGCAAAAGCTCATTTGGCAGCTTATGATTTATTAAAATCTACAGCTGCTTGGCTTGAAAGCCCTAATAATGAGGTTTTTGGACTGTTGGAATTTGATGAAAATTCATTGGCGATAGCTGCTCGTGCATCTATAATTGCTGCAGAAGTAATTAAAAAAGCAGCGATTGATATTCAATTAGTTTCCGGGGTTAAAGATACAAATAAGTATTCAAAAGACATGATAGATGCAATGAGCGATTTGGCTGCTTTGGCAAATGAATTTGATATTTCCGGTGATGATAATTTGGTTAAAAAAGCCGGAGTGTTGGATGAAATTTTAGTAACAATGGCATCAGGCGTAGAAGCTCAAAAGGAATTTCAAAATAAATTTGATAAAAAAATTGCTGAAATAAAAGAAAAATCAAAAAGAATTAAAGAAGACGAAAAAGCAAAATCTGGAGTTAAACTTACCGCAACTGAAAGTAAGGGCGATCAAAAAAAAAATGATAGAAGGGAATGCAGACCTTTAGAAGAATCCCTTTCAACAAGATATTGCCGAAAATGCACTGGCTTGCTTGCTAGACTTAGAGAAGATTTATGGTATTGCGTTGATTGCTCCCAGCAAGTAAATTTTAAAGAGGGGTATACAACTGCAAAAGGAAATAAAGTTCCCGGATCCTCGGTTGAAAATCAAACTGCTGATCTTGCAAATCCAACTATAGACGTAATGTTTGGCGATAAAAAATAATAAGAAGAAAATGCAACATGTCAGATTATCACAAGATTTTAGAGCATCCAGACAGAGACCAAATTATTTCTCGTCTCACTTCTGGTGATTCAGTTAGAGAAGTTTCTCTTTGGCTAAAAGAAAAATATCCAGAAGATAAACGTTATCAAGTTACTTTTTCAACATTAGATCAATTTAGAAGGAATCATTTAAATATTCACGGGAATATTCTTAGTGATTTAAAGTCAAGAATTACTAAGCAGCAAATTCAAGAAATAAGAGATGACGCCAGGGAATTAGTAAAAAGAAATAAAACATATAACGAAAAGTTAGATGAAATGGTTAATACGCAGGTTGATTGGCGCAAGCGCTTAAATCAATTTGTTGGTGTTATGGAAACTAGATTTGCACAATTGTTTGATATAACTCAAACTAATCCAAATAATTATAAGCCAGACAGGGTAATGATTGATTGGATGAAAAACATGTTGGAATTTATTAAAGAAATAAGAAAAGCTGAAGGCGCGCCCGATCAAGTTATACAACATAATGTTACCGTTCAAGCAATAGATGACCAAGCATTTATATTTCAGCAAGCGTTTATAAATACACTATCAAAATTGGATTTACAAACAGCGTCAATGTTAATAGATGATTTTAATATTAATCTTAAAGAATTAGCCGCTGAAAAAAATAAAAGTTTGGTATATGATAAAAAAGAAATTGATAAAATTGAAACTATGGTTGCAAAATTGATGCCTGATACAGATGATAAGGAGTAATGTGAATGATTTTTTAATTAACAGAATGAATGAAGCTTTGAAAAGAGTTGGCTCTGGTAAATATAAAAGTCAAATTGCTTCGCAATTTTTTGCGTTTAATGCCTTTGGTGTAAATGACGAAAATTCCTTAAAAAAATATCATTATTTATCGCAATGTGTGCCTTCTTTAGTTAAAATTGTGTGTGGAAATTATAATCAAGATATTAGTTATAAAGTAATTAAACACGCAATGGATAATTTTGATGAAAATTTATCAGTTATTGATATTAGAGAAATTGTTTCCAAAGCATTTTCAGAATTAAAATTAATAAAATTTGCGTATCCAAACATAGATGGTGAAATTGAACAAATAAAGAAGTATGATATTAATAAGTGGATTACGGCATTGAATGATATTTATGTGAAGAGTAAACTTTTTGGAAGTAATAAGAAAGAAATTATTAATCAAATAACGGCGGAATGGGGTTGTGATATGCAAGAGAAAATGGATTTTGAAAGATGGGTTAAATTTCATCAAAATTCTGGTTCTAGAATGTATAAATCTGCACAAAATTATTCAATGTTGCCGATACAGGCAATACCGGGATTGTCCCCCAAAAACAATGAAATGTTTGTTGATGATAATTTTGAAAATAATGAAAATCCCACCATTAAAAAAACCAGAAAACAACCGAATCTTAAAGAGAGAATAGTAAGGAAAATAACGTCAATTGAAAGGCTTTTAGCTGATAACATAGATAAAATTGGCGATGTAAAGTATGAGCAATTATTGGATGTGTTAATAAAATTAAGAAATCAAATTCTTTTATTAAAAACATCTTGTATGATAGAAGATATGGTTATAAGGGCGCAAAATACTTTAATAAGAAATGGCGCGGATGAGCATGTAATGAATTTATTTTCTAAAATTGCGCAATTGCCACCAATGCCAGAAATGGGCGGAGCGGATCCATCAGCGGCTAGTGGTGCACCAAATACGGGTGAACCCGCAGATCCAGAAGCTGGCAAGAAAGCAATTTTGGGATTTGTCGCCGGATTGAAGAAAGCCGCGCCAAATACTCCTGATGTAAATTTAGAAGAAGCAGCTGCCCTCGCAGCGCCAGGAACACCCGAAGCCCAGGCAGCACCAGAGGCGGCAAAACCAACAACCCCAGCTCCGGTAGCTCCTACAGCGCCAACAGCACCAAGTGCAACGCCAGCCCCAGCAGCTCCGAAAGCACCAAAAGCAACTCCAGCGCCATCAATTGCCGCAAAACCGGCGGCACCAGCAGCTCCAGCAGTTTCTTCGGCAACAAAATCGGCATCTTATAATTGGGCTAATATAAATACGCCTGAACTAAAGAAGTTTGAAAAAGTTGCTGGAAATATATTAAAGCTTGCATCTAATGCTAAGGATCACTTAGTCATTCTTGCTCAAGAAGCGCCGAATGTGGCGCCAACAAATATACCCGCGCCAGCAGCGCCGGCACCAGTGCCGACAACGACACCAGTTCCAGCAACAGATGTTGCGGGCATTAATGAGCAGGAGTCTATTTCTCCAAAAAAGAAGCGAGAAATGGAAAAAATTGTTCCTGAAAAAACGCCAAGAGATGCTTTATTATTAAATATAGAAGATGATATTATGGAAAAAGCGTTAGCGGGAATTACTTTGCCAGATGTTATAAAAAGATTGCAAGCCTTATCTAGAGTTTTTAAAAATAGGGAAATCGCCAGGCAATTGGCGTTTATAGATATTTTATTGGATAAATTTGGTATTTCTGGTTTCTTCCCAGCATTAGCAGAAGCTACAAGATCAGCTTTGGAATCAAATCAATATTGTCAAACGCGTGTAGAAGAAGTTCTTTCCAAATTAACTTCGGCTATTGATGAAAAGGGCTCATCATTACTTTCTTTGCCAGAAAATCCAGCAGGCGCCGATTCTATAGTAGATAGGGAAATGGATTCTTATATGAATGAAGGAAAGGCAAAACCAAAAGAAGAAGTCGCCGCGCCAGTTGTAGAGCCGGTTCAACCAGTAGAACAAACTCCAAACGCAGCTATATAATAACCAATGAAACTACGTGAATTATTAGATGTTGTTTCTGATACTGCAAAGGAAAATAAGTTTTCCACGCCATATATTGTTGGCGGATTTACCAGGGATTTAATTTTAAAAAAAATAGATGACGTTAAAGATATAGATATTACTTGCGGTGATGAATCTAGTTTATTACTTGGGCAAAAACTTGTTCAAAAACTTGAAAATTCAACCCTTTTAACTTTTAGCGATGGACACAGTAAACTAAGTTATGGTAATCTTTCATTGGATTTTTCCAATAATTTTAAAGTTCCTGATATAAAAAATATCTTAAAATCTTTAAATGTTTCAGATTTAAAGCCAATATATGAGGAAATTTATAGCCGAGATTTTACTGTAAATACCTTATTGCTTCCACTTGATCTTTCCACAATTCTAGATATAACCGGCAAAGGTATAAACGACATTACCAATAAATTATTGGATACGTGCCTTGCCCCGGAAATTACTTTAAAAAATGATCCAAAAAGGATAATTCGGATAGTTTATTTGTGCGCAAAATTGGGGTTTAATCCGCATGACAGGATTGTCGCTTGGGTTCAAAAAAACGGGCAACTTCTTTCCAAAGTTAATAGTAAATATATGAAAACCAATATAAACAAAGCTTTCATTTCTAATAAGGAAAATTCAATAAATTTAATTTCTTTATTAAATATTGAAAAATATATACCAGAAACAGCTTTAATGATGGATGCGTTATCAGGAATTTAATGAAAAAAATAATAAGATTAGCAATTATTAGGGAGCAAGGAGAAAAACCGTGCCCATTTGGTTTATCGATTCCCGACGCGTGTTTAATCGCTGGCAAATTAACTGACGATATGGTTCCGCTTCCGGATGAAATGAAAACGGATAAAAAAATAACAGATGAAGATAAAAGATCCATAATAGCTGCAAATAATAGGGTTTTAACTCTTTCGCGGGAACCCCCTGTAAAATGCAAGTTTTTAAACCAATTATTTAAAGCGGAAGAAAATGCTGTGGAAGCAAAAGTTGAATGCTCATTTGGGGACACAGCCGCAGGAATAGGAACTGGAAATTTTAATTCAACGCAAACCCTAAATCAATATTTAGGGATCTCGTTTATGACATTGCCATTTTCATACTATAATATGGATGTTTCAAATTCAGCTGGTTATAACAATGGGTTAAATAGTTATTATATGGCGTCCAAAGAAGATGATGATTTAACTAAAATTGCCGAAGAAGATAAAAATAGAAAATAATATCTATACAATTAAAAAGCAATATTTGATATGAATATTGCAACATACATATAGATAGGTTGACTTTAATGGAGAATACGCATATGGAAAAAGAAGCTCAATTTTCAGGATTTCCTTTTTTAGCAGAAGTGTTTGAGGAAAATAAACCAAAAAAAGAAGACGAGGAATCGGAGAAAAAAGCTCCTGTTTTATTTGTGTCAGATGAGGATGAGAATAAGGAAGTCGTTGAAGATAAAGAAGATGATGATGACAAAACTGAAGATGAAAGCGATGACGATGAAATTTATGAAGAAGAAACAGCGGCTGCTGTTCCAGAAAAAGGATTTGTCTTTAAACTTGACTTTCTTCCTGGTGCAGAAAAAGGAACTGTTGAAATTTTAGAAGAAGAGCCTGAAAAAGAGGAAATTGATGAAAAAACTAATACGCCAAAAAGCGCTTGGGATTGGCAAGCCTTGGGTGTTAGTAATTTTCTTGGTTGGGTGCATGATAGATTTAAAAAAATACCATCATATAAAGGAAGCCAGCTTTCTGGTGTTGAAAGAGCTACCGCTTATTTAAAACGATTGAATAGTGAAATTTCAAAAGCAATGAGTCAAGATTATGATGGGGAAATTGATGTTAATCAATTGCATGATGCACGGAAAGAAATTATAGAAGGTTTAAAAAGGTTGAATGAACATTTAAAAATTCTTAATGAAAAAAATCAACCAAAATCTAAAAAAGCATTTGTTGAAAGTTATGCTTTAACAAAAAATGCCGAAACGTCAACAACTGGACGGATTATAGTTTCAGTTCCTTATTTTATTTCAAATATTGCAAGGGCGTGTATCGAGTCAACAGTTCAATCTGGGCATGATATTGAAAAAATATTAAACTCACTTGATGATGAATATAAATTTGATAAACGCGAAAAATTTCAAGTTGTTCAATTAATTAAAGATATGGGATATCCAATTCTTCTTGATAGGATTAACGCTTTTAAAGATATTAAACCATCAGAAGTCAAAGAAAGTGAGTATATGACGCAGTATTATGCATAAGGAAAACCATGCCAATAAGCAGAACAAATGAATATGAATATGTCCCCCCGGATAATTCCTTTATAGGCGAAAATTATGCAAAAAAATTAAATGCATATTATAACGGAAATCAAGCCTCCGTAAATAAAATGAGCGTTCAGGAATATGTAAATACGCTTATTGATAAAGCCGGCATGAGTGAATATATTAAAATGGTAAATTCGCAATTGGAAACTAATCAAACAAAAGAAGCCGCTGATATTTCAAATATTTTGCAAGAATTTGTTTCTAAATCACCAATTTTGCAAAATCAAGAAATTAAATCAAAAATTGATAGCGCAATTAATAATCATAGATTTACAAATCCAATATCTTTAGTTTCCGAATTACAGGGTTGGGTCGATAAAGATAAAACAGTTTCCGATGATATTAAAAATGTTTTGGGCGATGAAAATTTGCGAAAATATGTTGCAACCAGAATGGGCAAAACTGGCGATGAAAAAATTGATTATGAATTAGGGCAAAAACCATCAGATATTAAAAGCTCAGAAGTAGACAATAAAGCGTCCACATTTATGGATAAGCCTTCCGCACAACAGTAATATAAAGGTAAATATGTCGATAAAACGCGCAATAAAATTAATTTATAAATATGCAATGGGTCCGGAAGGTCCAAAATGCCAAGTGTGTGGGGATAGGTATGAATATGCTGATCCAAAAGATCCCTATTGCTATAAATGTTTTGATGCGGCAAAATCAAAGAAAAAAGAAAGTGGGGATTTTAAAGATGAAGCCGCTTATGATGAATATACCTCGATGTCTTATAGAATAGACAATAGAAAACGTATAACTGAGCGGGAATTTGAAGAGTTTCATGTTGGAGAATATGTTGTACATGTTCGGGCCGGAAAAAGTGCGTATAGTAATCCGGAAGATGTAAATTATGATATTTTAGGAAAATATAGCTCGGTTGAGGTGTATATTTTCCTACCAAAATATCAGCTTCGCGTATCACCATCTGACGTTCCAGAATTTAAAAATAAATCTTGGACAAAATGTTTTGCAGGTGGAAGTGTTGGTTCTTATGTTCCCAAAAATGAATTACAAAAACTTCTTATAGATTTAGCATAAAAATATGCCAATAGATCCCTCTAATGATGCCCCCTTAAAGTCATCGCAAGATATCTTTGAAAGGATGAAATCATCAATATTAAATATTGATCCGGTATATTTCTGCGAAGAAAACTTAACATTAGATGGAAAACCCTTTAGATTAAGAGGCAACGGCTACAAGCCGTTCGTTGATATTTATAGATATATTGGCATCCAAGCTTTAAATAGAACATCAAAATCAAAAATAGTTCTTTTAAAGGGAAGACAGGTTGGAGCCACAACAATGGGCGTTAATATTGAATTGTTTTTCATGGGTTGCGGAATGTTTGGAACAAATAATCGACCTCCTATGCGTGTTATGCATCTATTTCCACAATTGGATTATTCAAAAGCTCACGCAAAAACCAAATTAAATCCAGCAATAACCCAATCAAAATCAACCATTATAAAAGGTGGAAAAACAAAGGGTATAATGGAAACCATGCTTGCTCAAAATTCGAGCAGCGACTCCTTGGAATTTAAAGAATTCCAAAATGGTAATCATATATGGATTGAATCAGTTGGTGTTGATGGAGGAAGAGTTAGAGGCAGAACTGCTGATTGTATATTTTTTGATGAAGTTCAAGATATGTTTAAAAGAGCCATTCTTAATGCAACTCAAGTTTTAAACAAATCGCAATACGGACATCCTGGAACTGGTGTTCAAGTTTATATGGGCACCCCAAAATCAAAGGACTCTGTTTATTATGATATTTGGATGGATTCAACGCAAGCCTTTTATTATTTTGGTTGCGAAGCTTGCGGAAAGGAATTTCCATTTTATATATCAGGATCTGATAGTTGGGAAAAAATTTGGTTGGAAGACTTTTATAAGAAATGTGATCATTGCGAAAAAGAATTTTCAGAAAAAAAACATAAGGGATTTCAAATAAGATGCCCGCTTTGCAATCATATACAAGATAAAAGAGAATCCGCAGAAAGAGGGAAATGGGTTGGCAAAGAAGATAAAATTTATGAATATGTTGGGTTTCATATAAACGTTCTTTATATGCCCGAATTTGATAGAGAGACAATTATGGCGAAAAAGCCGGGAATTTCATCAACGGTTGATGAAACCACTTGGCAAAACGAAGTTTTAGGGGAATTTTATTCTGGGGGAAATCTTGTAATTTCTGCCGAAGAAATTCGTGCAAAATGTGCCGATTATAATAGAAAATTTAGGAAAATTATCCTTCCAGAAGAATGTCTTAATGATAGAAATGTTTATGTCGGGTGCGACTGGGGGAAAAAAGTAGATCTTAGTCAAATATCAAAAGGTGAAAATAAAGCGCATGGCTCTGAAGGACAATCATATAGTTGTGTTGTAGTTTTGCAAGTGGAAGGTCCTCAACTTTTTAGCATTCAATTTGCAACAAAATTAAGAAGCAACGATAGGGTTTATAAAATGGAATTTCTTGAAGAAGTTATGAAGAATTATAATGTTAAAACCGCTGTTGGAGACGTTGGATATGCTTATGATTTAATGTGCGATTTTCAAAGCACTTATGGTGATAGATTTGTTGCAAGCGAAGCTTCGGGTAGTCAAATGCGCACGAAAGTAAAATGTGATCATGATGAACTTTTAAAGACAATCCGCTTTGAAAAAGATTATTACATTGAAAAGTTATTTACTTTATTAAGAGCGGGAGCTATAAGGTTTCCTTTTGGAAGCTGGGAAAGTGTCGCCTGGCTTGTTCATCATTGTTCTAGTATGATTGTAAAACCACAAGTCGATAAATTAGGCAATGTCAAAATAAGATACTCAAAGTCGCAGACTCCAAATGATGGCCTAATGAGTTTAATTAACGCATACTTAGCATATGAATATGATATAACAAATGGGTTTAGAAATGTTAAAAATATATCTTCATCTGGTTATGCAGAAACTAAGCAACCATTAGCGATTGGCGCTTATGTTCCAAGAATGCGCACAACAATGTAAATTTTCTTCATGTAAAAATTGTGGTAATTCTTTGTTATATATTTAATTGAGGTTAAATATGTCTTCAGAAAACGATAAATATAATACAAGTAGAAGTGATCGGTTTGTTATGTCTCGGCAGGGAATTCCACAAGCTCCTTCCTATAAAGGATCAAAAGCTATAAGCGAGCAAAGACGCGCCGAATTAAGTAATCAAATTGAAAGGGGCGAATTTACCGAGGCTTTTGGTGGCAACAGGGACTCCTCTTCTTCATCTTCAAAAAAAATAAATAAAACTTCAGAAATGTCATATGCCTGCCTTGCAAAAGGAATTAAAAAGGAGGCAGCCACTTCTACTTCTAGTAATGGTAATTCGTGGGGTGGCGGCGGCGGAACTGTAAGACAAGGTCCAGAGGTGTATTCGCCATTATGGTTAACTTCTAATACACATATGCCCAGGGATAGGAATACAACTAATGCTTGGAATCGTGCATTTTTCGCGTTAAATCCAATTGTAAATAACGCTCTTTCCCTCCATTCAACATACCCAGTTTCAAAATTAAATATAACTTGCCCAAACAAAGAAGTTGAAGAGTTTTTTGTTAATATGGTTGAAGAAATTGATTTGTTAAATGTTTGTGTGCAAATGGCTCAAGAGTTTTTCGTTACTGGCGAAGTTTTCCCGTTATTGGAACTAGATGACGGAAATAGAAAATGGACGCGCTGCGTTATTCAAAGCCCAGATTTTATGTATGTTAAAAGAACAGCGCTTGCAACTGAACCTGAAATAAGTTTGCGACCAGATCCTGAATTAAGAAAAATAGTTTTTGATAATGATCAGGAATCAATTAAATTAAGGAAGCAATTACCATCAGATATTATAAAATATGTTAAAGCTGGTAAAAATATTCCTTTGGATAATTTTTATGTATCTCATCTTGCAAGAAAAATAAGCCCTTATGATACGCGTGGAACAAGCTTAATCGTTCCTTGTTATAAAGCATTAATGCTTTGGGATAAAATTCGCGAATGCAAATACGCGCAAGCGGATAATCTTATAAATCCCATAACTTTGGTGAAATTAGGCGGAAGTGCGGATGCGGAATTTAAAGTAACTCCAGCTGATTTGGAAACGTGGCGACAATTGCTTGAGGAAGCACAATATGATAAAGATTTCAAAATCATTACTCACGGAAGCGTATCCATAGAAAGAATTGGCGCCCAATCAATTATTGATGTATCCAATGATATAACCCAATTGATTAA